ACACGCCAGAGAAACTGCAGACGCTTTTAATTCCGCTGGATTCCGGGCTGAAGTCCTATCTGCTGGAACTCCGCCAGGACGGAGAAAAGAGATCCTGGAGGATTTTAGACACGGACGAGTAACTATTCTCTGTAATGTCGGAATAATCAGTGAAGGAGTCTCCATTGATGAGGTTAGCTGCTGCATTTTACTGAGGCCGACGGAAAGTCACGCGCTGTACTGGCAGCAAGGAATGAGATCCATGCGATACCAGCCAGGGAAGGTGGCAAAAATCATCGATTGTGTAGGCAATTACACACGGAATCCCTTGTTTGATGCCGATGTGGAGTGGAGCCTCAATCAATCCCTTCGGAAGAGGCCAGCCATTAACTCAGAAGGGGACTTTTGTATTCGGAGTTGTCCGAAATGTTTTAAGGTTTTCAAAACGGCGCCGGTGTGCCCGTACTGTGGCCACACTTATCCGCTGCACCCACGGGAGCTTCGAGCTCGTAAGGAGATCGAGCTTGTCCGGATCACAGCAGAACAGGCTGCAGAAGCAGAGCGAAAGCGAAAGCAGGCTCGCAGCGAGCAGGGGAGGGCCAGAACCTTTCCGGAACTACTGGCCATTGGTAGGGAACGAGGCTATCAGAACCCCGCAGCATGGGCCAGTATGGTGATGAGAGGAAGAAAAGGAGGTTGTTGATGACCGAATGGCAAAAGAAAGCTCTTGAGCTCTATCGGAAGGGGAATACCAAGGCGGCCATTGCCAGGCAGCTACAGGAAGAAATGGGCGCCCCCACCGCGGAGCACGCGAGGGATAGAGTCAGGCGCTTCCTAAAGAAGTACCAGGCTTCCCCGATAGAGCCAGAGCCTTCCTTGCCGAAAAGGTACGAAGCGCTGGAGAATCTAACTCCGGAGCACCACCATTTCGACTGGGATGGAGGAAAAATCATCCGCTTTGGATTGATGGGCGACACTCAGATCAACAGCAAATACACACAGCTGACGCATTTGCACCGCTTTTATGATATCTGCGCCAGCAAAGGAATTGACACCGTTTTTCATACCGGCGATATCGACGAAGGCGAGCAGATGCGGCCTGGACATCAGTACGAATGTTATGAGCAGGGTGTAGATGACCATGTAGAGGAAATTGTCAAAGTATATCCCAAACGAGAGGGTATCAAGACCTATTTCATTACTGGAAACCACGACGCGAGCCTCTACAAACGTGCTGGCATGGATCTGGGTAAGGCCATTGCAGCGAAGAGGCCGGATATGATTTACCTGGGCCGTGACTGCGCCGTCGTGAACCTTACCGAAAATTGCACACTGGAGCTCCGGCACCCGTGGGATGGATCCTCCTATGCCCTGAGCTATAAATCTCAAAAGATTATTGAGGCAATGGAGGCGGACAGCAAGCCGAATATTCTAGCAATCGGACACTATCACAAGGTTGAATACCTGTTCTATCGGAATGTGCATTGTTTCCAAACAGGTTGCTTCCAGAGCCAGACGCCGTTCACGCGCGGCAAAGGTATTAGTGTCCATATGGGTGGCTGGATCGTAGAAATCCGAGTGACAGCAGATGGCTATATCAAAGAAATCACGCCAACACTCATTCCGTTCTATTCGGCGATCAATGAAGACTGGAAAAACTGGAGGTAGCAATGAACCTGCTTTCAGCCAATGACTTTAAGACTCTGAGAGAAGCCGTGCTTCTCCGCGAGGAAAAATGCCTCATAAGAACCTTGCGAGATATCTCCGTCAGAGCAATGACTTTTCAAGTGGGGCCGCCCTGGCCGGTTGATATGGTTATTCAGATCCAAATGGAGAAGGGCAATATTTCGTGGATACAGAATTTCACGACTGTGGAAGCAGCTAAAAAACAGATTGATAGATGGGAAGAACGGTTTCGGTGGATTTCATAAAAGATGTAGCAGGAGGTGGTCATGTCGAATCAAGAAACCGTGCTTCAAAACAAAATTATCGTCGCTCTATGTGAACACGGATGCTTTGCTGTGAACCATACGGTCGGAGACTTTTATACCAAATATGGTGGACGGGTCTCCGTCGGGGTTCCCGGCGAATCAGATGTCTGGGGACATCGGCCGGATGGCAGAGCCTTCTATATCGAAGTAAAACTTCCGGGGGAGACTCCCCGTCAGAATCAGCTAGATTTCATCGAAGCCATGAAAAGGTCCGGCGCCATTGCCGGATGGTGCACCTCAGTAGACGAGGCATTAACGATAGTGGGGGTGAAATAGTTGTACACATGGTCTTTTATATTAGCCTTTATTTGCACTATGTTGATATGTTTGGCGGCGATCCTAATCCAATGGGTCGTTATTAAAGTTAGCATTACAGTGTTTGTATTTGTCCTAATTCTTATGTCTCTTTTATTTTTGCTTGTGATTGGAGAAAGGAATCATGATGAATAAAAAGAATCTTCGTCGGGTATCCGTGGTCGTGACGTCTCAGACGCTGTACCACTTGAATCATATGGCAGCCATGAATGGTTGGGGAGAAAAGGATATTGGCAGGGTGATCGATAAGCTGATTCGGACCCTGCAGATTGACCATAAGGATGGTGTTGCTCATGAATGAGCAAGAATTCACGAAAAAGTTTGGTGCAGCCATTACACGATGGCGCCGACGTCTCGGTATGAACGCAAGAGAGTTCGCCGACTTTGTCGGCACCAGTGAAAATACAATTTATAACTACGAACGAGGCCGGTGTATGCCGCAGTTGTACACAGCGATGCTAATTGCTGAGAAGCTAGGCACCTCTCTGGATGGCCTCATTCGCGGCGACTGACGATGCGCAGAAGGAAGTCGCATAACGTATGTGCCCGGTGTAGACGGCCTTTTGGAGAGCTGCAAATTAGACAGTGCCCCAATGAAGCCGTCAACCGGGCACTCGGCAAATATATCTGTTATTACTGCTGCAGGAAGTGTAAATTTCACACCAAACACCCGCTTTGTGGTGCGATTGGATGTGATTATCGAGAGAGAAGAGAGGAGGGTGCAGGGTGATACCACAAGAACTGAAGGACGGTGCCCGCTGGTGTGTTTGGAAACGGGACATCCGCGGAGGCAAGCCTACCAAGGTTCCGTATAATCCCCTCACAAACAAACGGGCAGAGACGAACGACCCCGGTACCTTCTGTGCCTTTGAATTAGCGGACGAGGCGTATATGATCGACTCCGAGTATAACGGCATCGGCATTTTGGTGGGTAATGGGTTTACCGGCATTGATATTGACCACTGTGTAACGGATGGCGAGCCGTCCGACTTTGCCAAGGGCATTTGTGAAATGATGAACTCTTACACAGAGTTTTCTCCATCTAAAACCGGGCTTCGCATTATCCTCCAGGGTGATGACCTAGCCTATGATCGAGAAAATTACTATCTGAAAAACCCCAATAACGGGGTGGAACTTTATGTCTCCGGCATGACGAATCGTTTCTTAACGATCACTGGAAATACGTTATTTAATTTACCAGTGCGTCGTGTGACGTCTGTAGAGCTGACTGCATTCCTGGACAAATACATGCGTAGAAAGACGTTCAAGGCACCGGAAGCTTTGACTGATGACCAGGTCATTGCAAAAGCCAGCCAGAGCGAGAAGTTCTGCGCCTTGTTCCGGGGTGATATGACCGCATATAACAACGACCATTCCTCTGCAGATCTGGCGCTGTGCAACATCCTGGCTTTTTGGACAGGAAAAGACGAAGCGCAGATGGACAGAGTTTTCCGTAAGTCGGGACTATATCGTGAAAAATGGGAACGCAGCGACTATCGCAGCAATACGCTTCAGTGTGCCACAAGGCAATGCACAGAAACCTATGATCCTGCGAAAGCGCGAAAAATATGGGACAGACTGAATTCGCCGATCTTTGATACGGGCCCCTGGACAGTAGATAACTCCGGAATCTATCGCGAGGCCACCATCAATAAGCGCAAGGAGACCGTTTATGCGACGTCTACCCCAATTGCGCCGGTTGCCTATCTGGAGAACCATAGCGAAGGTATCCATAAGGTTGAGCTGCATTATCTATGCAATGGCGTCCAGAGGTCCGTCCTCTGTGAACGTGAGACGATTGCCAGCAAAAATAAGATCTTGTCCCTGGCCAACTATGGAATCAACGTGACATCGAACGATGCGGCCGAGCTGGTACGTTATCTTTCAGATATTGAGCGCCTGAATCCCAGGACCATCCCGCATTATAAGTCGGTCTCTTGCCTGGGCTGGGTGGATGATGATTTCGTGCCGTACAACAGCAAAATCAAATTTGACGGCGACGCGGAAAACCGTGCGCTGTTCAAGGCAGTTGCACAGGCTGGAGATTATGCGTCCTGGGTGGGCTTTATGCGGCCGTTGCGAAAGAATCTCTATTTCCGGCTTATGATGGCGGCAGCCTTTGCTTCGCCGCTGATTGAGCGTGTGAATACGCTGCCCTTTGTGTTCCATCTTTGGGGCGAAACAGGAAAGGGCAAGACCGTGGCGCTCATGGCAGCCATGTCCATCTGGGGCGATCCGCGCCCCGGAAAGCTGACCAGGACGATGAACATGACCAACGCAGCGATGATGTCGACGGCAGCATTCCTCAATAACCTGCCCTTCGCCGGCGATGAGTTGCAGACGATTCAGGACGCTCATACATCCTACGATAAGCTGATCATGCAGATTACAGAGGGCATTGAGCGTGGTCGAATGCAGTACAACAAAAACCTGCCGACCCGGCGCTGGAACTGTGCATTCCTGTTTACCGGCGAGGAACGCTGCACCAACGATAAGTCGGGTGGTGGCACTCAAAACCGCGTCTTTGAGGTGGAGTTTGAAAGAGCTGTGGTGGAGAACGGCGCCCAGGTGGTGCGCTTTATCTCCAAGAACTATGGCCATGCCGGCCGTAAGTTCATTGAGTATGTGGCCAATCGAGAGTTGACTGAGGAATACGATGACATCCGGGAGGATATCCTGGAATCCTGCAAAACGACTGACAAGCAGGCTGCGACTGCAGCGCTGATTTTGCTGGCTGATAGGTTGGCTTGCGAGTGCATCTTTGTGGGGGAGAGCCCTCTGCGCGTTTCGGACATCGCCGGATTCATCAAGGACAGCGAGGAAGTCATTGCAGCCAATCGCGCTTACGACTATATCGTCAGCTGGGTTGCCATGAACGCCAATCGCTTCTGCAGCGATCCGTATGGCGAGATTTGGGGTGTCCGTGAAGGCGCCAGCAAGGTATATGTCATCGACTCTGTGCTGGCCAGCGCATTGGAATCTGCAGGGTTTTCCTTTGACGCAGTCAAGAAGGCATGGGCGCAGAACGGCTGGCTCATTCCGTACAGAAACAAGTATAAGAAGCGTAAGAGCTTCTGCGGCATTACGCCGTATTGTGTGGAGATCGTTCTACCCGATGCCGATGAGGTAGAAAAGAGGTAGAAAGCAAGTTTCCTTGATTTATAAGGGATTCTAAAGATATATTTCTACCTTTCTACCTTTTCTACCTATTATTATCTGTTCTCGCGCAGGACTTTCACTTCCTGTTTCTATACGAATCCCTGCGGAGACGAGGTAGAAAGGGTAGAGGCCTTGATTTTACAGGACTTTTGCCCGATTCCAATGGGTAGAACACCAGGTAGAAAAGATGTAAGGAGATTATTTTATGTGGATTAAAACGAAAGAAGGACTATTCAATACAGACCAGCTAAGCTCTATTTATGAGTCGAAGGATGGGGGTACTCGTGCTAGGGATTGCAGCGAGAGAAGAATCCTTTTTATTTCTGAAAACAATGTACTTGATAAGATTGCAGAAGGCCTAAGATTTCATCAGGCCTATATGGAGGTGGATTGAGTATGGAAGAACCGAAAAAACGAGGAAGAGGCAGACCACCTTTGACAGAGGAGCAAAAGAGAGAAAATGCCTTGGCACGAAAGAACGGAGAAATGTCTCCAGGTAAACCGAAATTTGGACAAGAAAATGTGCAGCCAGGAGATAACTCCAAATACCTTCGCCATGCGTTGGCGACTTTGGAACTGCCGCCCATCGATATTTCCAATGCGGCAGAGGTCTCTGAAAGGCTGGGATGGTATTTCAATCATTGTGCCGACAACGACATGAAACCAACTGTCAATGGAATGTGCAATGCTTTGGGGATCCACCGAGATACCCTGCATACCTGGAGAACCGGCGAATATCGTGCCGACTCTCACCAGGCTATTGTGATGAAGGCCTATCGTGTTCTGGAAGAACTGTGGGAAGACTATATGCTCAATGGTAAGATCAACCCGGTGTCGGGAATCTTCCTCTCAAAGAACCTATTCTATGGTTATGCAGACAAGCAGGAATTTGTGCTTACTCCGAATTCAGGGATTTCGGATGAAGACGCTGCTACGATTGCAGCAAAGTATGATGAGCTGCCAGAATAATTTACGACTGTCAGGCTCCGGGACTTTCGGAGCCTGATTTTTTTACGACTTTGGGACTTTCGAAAATTTTTACGACTTTCACGACTTTCAGGACTTTTGAGATTTTCCGTGGGTTCGCCCCAGAAAACCTCCGACTCGATAAAAAAGGATTTTTAATCATTTTTTAATTCGTTTTTTGACCGGATCTGAACCGATTTCTCACGGCAACGCTTTAGTGAACTAAAGGATTTGGCCAAGATGGAAAAAACGGCTTCACAGGAGGCCACCTGCGCTCTTTTTCCTGCCTCCTGAATGCAAATACCTTCATGAAGGGAAAGAGGCCACACGCGGCCGCTCCTGGCGTCACAATGCAATCATATAGAAAAAGCCCCGGCCAATAGCGGCCAGGGCATGAAAAAACCGGGGAACATGTCCCCGGCCTAGTTTAGTTTGTATGTTTTGTTTTTCTGGCCTCCAGTGCCTTTTTTATATGGTTTAATCCAGACGGACCGGCCGTTTTTATAATGCCTGTAATGGCCGCGGACCGTAAACACGCCGGCCGGGCTGCTATGATGCCCGCGCGGATGGATCCGCGGGCCGCTGCTGCTGCAGCTAAATATATATGTTACGCTTTTTTTGCTTCGCTGCGCGCCGGTTTTGGCTTTTTTCGGCCGCTCCTGGCGCGCTTCCTTTGCTGCAGCTGCAGCCGGTTCCGGTTCATGGTAGACAATAAGCGCCATTAGAGACGCGTAAACGGTAATAATACTTTGTATGTCGTCGCTTTTTAGTTTTGTGGTGTTTTTCCCTGCCTTAAATAGGCCGCCTGGCAGCTGCTGCCCGGTTATTTTTCCGGCGCTGCTGCCGTTGATCCAGATATAAAAAGAAATTTTGCCGGCGTTATTGTAGGCCTTTATATGAATTTTTGTTTCCGGGAATTCTAGCATAATTCCTTTAAATGGCGCCGGATTCCGGCGCACAAGATCCGCGTTATTATCGCGCCATTGTAGCAGCGTT